ATAGCATTAAATCTATTTGGTTTTTTGATTCCAAGTTTTTTAAGCTCTTGTCTTGTAATTAAATCTCTTTCTTTTCTGTGTTCTAGATTGATGTAAAAATGCTGGTTCATTTATATAATTTAAAATATTAAAAAATTATATATTATACTTATATAAATGGAGAAATCACCACCAAAGGTATTTAAAGTAAAAGACCCCGACCCCGATGATAGATTTAGTGATATTCACCCTCACTTACCTCAACCACCATCCTTACTTTTGATAGTTGGTTCAGTAAAACAAGGTAAAAGTAATTTACTTGTAAATTTATTATGTAATCCCGATATGTATAAGGATAAATTCGATATAGTGAAAATTATTAGTAATACATTAAATGCTGACCCCAAGGGTAAATTAATGAATAAATATTTTGATTGTGAAGACCATTACACCGATGAAATGATTACTGATATTATAGAAGCTCAAAAGAAATATGAAGATTTTGAGAGACCAACTGTTGCTATGGTTTTAGATGATATTCTTACAAAAGATTTTAAGAAAAATAATGCTGTTTCATTTTTAGCAACAAGATTTAGACATTATGGAATTGGTTTACTTGCTTTTACAACTCAATCATTTAGGGCTGTGAGTGGTTTGATTCGTAATAATGCTACTGATGTAATTATTATGAAACAACAAAATCAAAAAGAATTAGAAAAAATAGCTGAAGAATATGGAGATATGTTTCCCAATATTTTTATGGAATTATATAATAAAGCAATTGGAGATGCCCCTTATAGTTTCTTATATCTTGATATGCAAACTAATCCAGCAACCGCATATATACGATTTGAGACAAAGATTGCTGAAGGTGAAAATAAATTATTTTAAATAAAATAAAATAAAAACTTTGTTATAATATAAAATGTATGGCTCAACTCAAAGTATGAAAAAACCACCCCCCGTCAGCGGAGCGAAGCAAGAAAAGAAACCCAAGAAAGCTATGAAAAAACTTACTGAAGCACAAGAAAAAAGATTAAAAAAACATTCAGTTCATCATAGTAAGAAACATATGGATATGATGAAAAAAGATATGATGATGGGTATGAGTTTTAAGATGGCTCACGAGAAAGCTCAAAAAAAAGTCGGCAAATAAATTTATTTTAAATAAAATAAAATAAAAAACTTTGTTATAATATAAAATGGATTTGTATGGGTCGGGAGCATCTATCGCACAAGCTAACGCACAAACTGAAGCAGCAAGACAAATTAATGAAGCTACAAGGGATTTTAATAATACTTTAGCAGAACAATTAGATGAATCAAATTTAGCACAAGATGAAGATAGAAGTTCTAAGCTACAAAAGAATATTTTAAGTGGAGTAACTAGTGGTGGTAAATTAGTTGCTAAAAGAGCCGCAATTAAACAAGGTGCTAAACTTGGTTTTAAAGAAGTATCAACCTCACTTGCTGAAAGAATGGGGAAAGAAGTGGGACAAGAAAGAGCGGGTATATCTACTGCTGAAGAATTAAGAGCAGCAGCTGGTAGATTAACTGGAACAGCAGATGAAGTTCGTGCTGAACAGTTTGCTCGTGGTGCTGATATTGAGGCACTTACAGCAGAGACTGGGCCTTTAAGAACAAGAACTGGTCTTACTGTTGGTGTTCCAACTCAAGAAGGATTACGAGAAGCAGAAGCAGCAGCTCCTCAAGAATTATACACAGCAGAACAACAAGGTTTAGAAAATGTTGCTGGTGATGTAGAAGGTAGTGCCGCCGCGAGAACGGCATTAAAAGAAGGGGCTGAAGATGTTAGTAAATTTTTAAGTAGAGCAAAAACATTTGGTAAACTTGGTGTTGCTGGATTAGGTGGTGGTATCGATGCTTTCCAAGATGTTGGTAGATATTTAAGTGGAGAAAAAGGTATGGATGCTTTCGGTTCTAATAACGCAGCAAGATATGGTAATATTGGTAATATTGTTGGTAGTGCTTTAGAAGTTGCTGGAGTAGCAACTGGTGGTGTAACACCTATAGCTCTTGCTTTAGAAACAACTGGTGCTGGTATTAGTTTAGTAAGTTCTCTTGTCGAAGGTGCTGGTGAATTAGAATCAGCTGAAAAAAGTAAAGAAACGGCAGCAGCAGATATTACATCTCAAAAAAGAGGTGAAGTATCAGCAGAAGGTGTAGAACAAGCTGTTGGTAGAACTCAGTAATTTTTTTATTTTTTTTAAATTTATTTTTCATATTTTATTTTATATTCTATAATTATAAAATGAGTTCTTATTGGCGTAATGATGAGAAAATTAAAGTTTCACAAACCCAAGTTTCTATTCCTTCCACGAATGGACAATCTTATTCGGGAACGGCTGGACAGTCGGGTCGCCGTGTAGACTTTGAGATTCCACCTAGTGTAAAATTTATGGATGGTAAAAATTCTTTCCTTCAGTTTGATATTAAGCTTGCTGTTCCAGCTGGTCTTACTCCTACTCGTCTTCATTTAGACCCATTTATTGGTGGTCAGTCAGTTGTGAAGAATTTAAGGATATATTCGGGAAATCGGGCAGTTCTCCTAGAAGAAATTACTGAATACAACGCTAAAGTGCAAATTCAGTATTCATATGATGCTGATGATAGTATGAGAAAAATGAGAGCCTTAAAAGAAGGATGTTTAATTGATAATATTGAGAATCGTGGAACTCTTGGGACTTCAGTTTCTAACAATATTGATATTAGGTCTAATCCTTATTACAAGCCAGTTTCTACTGTTCCCGCTGGTCGTGATTGGGGAACGGCTGATGATTTCCTAACTGCTAAATTATCTCTACCCATTCATTCGGGTCTTTTTGCTGATGGTGGTGATAAAATTTTCCCAGTTATGCTCACAAATGGATTATTTATTGAGGTAGATTTAGAAGACCCAGCAAGATTTATTAAGCAGTTAGATAGTGTTAATCGCCATCGTAGAATGAAGCAGAACCCAGTATTTCATGGTGTTAGTGCGGGGGGTGCGGCTTTAGCAATTGATAATGCTAATAATCAAAGTGAAATATTTTTAGGTAAACAAAATAATATGATTAGTGTAGAAAATTGCCCATTTGTGAAGGGTGAAAGAATTGGTATTTGTTCGGCAACTGACCCCAATAATGAATGTGCTTTAACTCAAAATGGGGCACAAGATTATCCAGCTATTACTGATATTTCACTTGATGGTGGATATGTAAAACTTACATTTGCTAATTTTCAGAATAGTGATAGTGGAACTGGCGTCCAAGCAACCTCAAATAACTTCATTCTTTTCTCAGCTGCTATTGACCAGTTTAGAACTCAAAATGATGATAATACTACACAGCTAATTGCTAAACAAACTTCATATGCTGCTACTTGTGAAATTTCTAACGTAGAGCTTGTAATTCAGCAAGTTGGTGTAGACCCACGATATGAAGCTGGAATGATGAAAAAGATGAGAGATGGTGGTTCTATTGAGATTGATATTCCTAGTGTAACCAACTATAAACATTCTCTATTATCTAGCAATCGCAACGCAACAGTAAATGTCCAAGTATCGAATACAAGGGCTAAGTCTATGATTGTTATGCCGAGTGATGCTAAGGTTCTAGATAGTGCTGATTTAATTGGTGGTCTTTCAGCTTGTTATGCAGAAGAAGTAACTACTATGGATGGTCGCCTTCATTCTATCCGCTCGGGTCAAGTTGGAATAATTGACCGATTAACCCAGTATCAAATGTTAGTAGATGATAAATTAGTTCCAAGCAGACCAATAGTTGTATCCAAGATTAATCGTGGAATAAGTATTGCGGCTCAGCCTCTAATTGAGTTAGAAAAAGCACTAACTCAAGCTGGTATTGTTCCAAGGTCATTTGTTGATTACAATAGAAATTTCTTGATTGGTCGTGCTTATGCTCTTAATGATGGAGTAGCAAATCTCAATAATAAGACAAATCAGTTACAGCTATTATATAATGAAAGTGATGTTGCTGGTGCTGACCTTCCTCCAACTCACAATAAGCTTCTATACTGCTTTATGTTCCATCTCCGTAGAATTAGTATCAAAGGTGATTCAGTTATGGTTACTCTATAATGGGTCAATAATAGACCCATAGGTCAAAATAAACCCATATAGAATTGATTACATATAGACCTATTTTAGGTCAAGGGTCAATTTTAGACCCATATTTTCTATGAATTTTTTTTAATTTTTTATTTGTTATTTATTTTATGTATATTATTATATAAAATGAGTGTTGCTAAGAAATATCTTTCAGTTCAGCCCAGTAATGTTCCATCTACGGGCAAGGTTTCATTTGCTCGTGGTAATCCGATTCTTACTATTACATTAGGTCGTCAAGATGCTATGCTTGATTTATCTTCTATTCGTCTTAGTGGTGATTTAAATATATGGCGTGATGCCGCTGGAACTCTTCACCCAACTGATGCTCAAGCTTCTGAACTTCGTGGTTCTCACAAACTTGGAATTTATTCAGTAATAGATCAACTTGTTTTTAGACACGCAGAAACTAAACAAGTAATTGAGCATATTAGACATTATGGAAGATTTATGGCTTCTTATATGCCCGTTATGGCTGGTATGCAAGATGTAGCTGGTCATTTAGGTGAAACTGCTTTAATTTATCCTAATTATCAATCATATCGTGATAGTGTTATTCGTAATACTCGGGCTTCTCCTTTCTGTATTCCACTTCCTTCGGGTCTAACTCTTGGAAGTGATAAACTACCATTATCAAAATTACCCCTAGAAATAGAAATTCATCTAGCACCGGATTCACAAGTATTTTATTCGAGTGATGCTACTACTGGTAATGTTGCTAATGCTTTCTATGAGTTAAGTGGGTTAGAAGTAGCTTGTGAAGTTGAGTATGGTGATGAAGCAAAAGCACCCGATACTGGTGTTCTTTCATTTAATTCTATTACATCTTATTTCTCTACTTTAGAAAGCACAAATTCCATAGTAAACTTTAATCTTGGATTATCTAAGGTTCTTGCTTCATTTGTGAATTTTGTTCCAGCAAATTTTATAAATAATTTAGCCCAAGATGGCTTCCTTACATATATGCCTCTTAAAGCACCTAATGCCGTTGGAACTGGTGGTGGTGAAGTTGCTAATTTAGAATCAATTTCTTTCCTCCGTAATGGTGAACGTTTCCCTTCAGCTTTTGAGGTCAAATCAGTTCATAGTGATTCTAATGATACTCCACTTGCTGACCCCCAAGTAATGAAGGGTTTCCTATCATCTATTATTCCCGAAAGCCAGCATACTAGAACCACAGTATCTCCTCTCAATTCTAACCGCTCTTTCACGGGTAATCAAAATGCTACAACTGGCTATAGATTTATTCCCGATACTGGTGGTGCTTATGGTGTTGGTGTTCTCTATGATATGTTAGATAGTGAAGGTGTTGATTTCTCTAATGCCCAGTTTTCTATTCAGATGACTAATGGTCTTGATGATGGTAATCCAGTATCGGCATATTTATTCATTAAATCTAAGGTTGTTGTAGCTTGGTCGGCAACCCAAGGCGTGCAAGTCATAATGTAAATTTTTTCTATGTAGAATAATTTTTAATAAATTTTTTTTTAGTTTTTTTATATATTTATAAATATAAAATGACTGATATGGCTACAAAAGGCGATGTATCTGCAGACCGCATTCCCGATTTAATTAAAGTTGGAGCTATTCCTTCTTCTTATGGACAAAAACTTCATACTGATGTAATTGACCCAGTAACATTTTCTCAAAATCGAGTTAGGTTTACTCTTCAGCGTGTAGCTGGATTTCTTCACTCTAACTCTAAGATTACACTTGCTGTAACTCCACTCACAACCTCTACTGCTTTCTATCCTCTAAATATTGGTGTTTCTAATCTTGTTAAATCTGCTGCTCTCCGTATTGGAAATGAAACAGTATGTGAAATTGATGATTATGACCAGTTCCACGCATATCAATCTATGTTTATTTCTAATGAAGATAATAAGGAACGTGAACAATTCTTGTCTCAGAGGTGTATTTCTCACAAGCCAATTTATGATGACCGCACGGAAAATACAACTGATAAACCACCAAATTCAGCAAAGAAAGTTGGTCTAGATGTTGGACGTAATCCAGTTGTTCCCGCTGCTGGTGGTGCTGGAACATTCCAGCTTCTCCCCTTCCAGCTTCATAATGCTACATCGGCACAGACGATTGCTGATGCTCCCGTGTATTCAGTATATTTAAGTGACCTTTTCCCATTTCTCAAATTTAATCAGCTTCCTCTCGAACTGATTGAGCAAGAAGTTCATATTGATATAGAATTCCAGCCAACTACTTCTTCTCTTAGTGCTGCTGGTCTATCTCGCCGTATGTGTGTTGCAAATAGTGATGCTGCTTCTAATCAAGTAGAATACCAAATTACCCAAGATGAAGTAAAACTTATTTATGATTCTATTAGTTTTGATGGTGAAATAATGGAGAAATATAGACAGCAGAACCCGTCTCTAACTTTTCAGTATGTAGATTACCGCCTTGCTAAGAGAACTGGAGATCAAACTGAATTTTCTGATTTAACTTTCCAGCTTGGTGGAAATGGTCGCCTTGTTTCTAAGGTTATTATGGGTCTTCAGCGTAATAGCAACTTTACACCAGTATCTCTCCTTAATGGTGTTGGTGCGAAGGATGTTCCCGCAGCTCAAAGTTTATCACTCAATCTATTATACAACGACCTCTTTGAGTTTAATACTGATAGGAGTAATGCTGCTTTACTTTTCCACACTACCCAGCACGCAGAAGGTAAAGTGCCTATGGTTACAAGAGATGAATATCAAACAAGTGGTGTAACTGCTCTAACTGATGAAACTATGGAGGGACACGTTCAGAGTAGCGGGGATGATGGTCTCGGTGGTCTTTTCCGCTGGACTGCTATTAGACCTAATAAGGGTCAGCGTGTAAATAATAAGGGTATGGATTTAACTTATAAAGCAACTGGTTTACCCGCAGATGATTACACTCTACGAGTTTATCTTGAGATGATGAAGGTTGCTAAGATTGAGAATGGAAGATTTTCTTGTTATTTTGCTTAAATTTTTTTCTAAATTAACTATATAAATGTTATATTATTTGACTATTGCTAGAGAATTTATTACATCGAAGTGTAGTGATAAATACAAAAAGCTACAAATTGAGTTGGAAGAAGAAAAACAAAAATATCAAGATTTAAAAGCTTGGGCTGAAAGATTAATTTTATCAAATCAAGAATTATTGGAACAAGTGAAAAAAATTAAAAATAAATAATCTACTTTTTTCTCGTTTTTTTTATTTTAAAAATAATCTATCTTTATAATATAAATATGAAGATTGATTCTAAAAATTTAGTTGATGATATTAAAAAATCAAGACCTAATATTAAGGAAAATACAATTAAACAATATGAAGTAAATTTGAGAAAGTTACAAAAAATATATGATACTGAAGGGTATGATTTTTTATCAAAGCCCGATGATGTTATGGATAAATTAAAAGACCTTCATTATTTAAGTCAAAGAAATATGTTAAATGCGATTATTGTATTATTAATGGCTCTTAATCATGATGAAAAGTATGATGAATTATTAACTACTTATGGAGATTTAAGAGATGAATTAAATGATAAATATAGTGATGAACAAAAGAGTGGTGTAATTAGTGATAAGCAATCTAAAAATTTCACCGACATAGAATCAATTTACAAAATGATAAATGATATGGCTGAAGATTTAAAACCAATCAAAAAGAAATCTAAAGATGATATTACAAAAAAAGAAATGCAGTTACTACAAGCTTATGTTTTATTTAATATTTACTCAAGAATGCCTATGAGAAATGATGTTGCTGGTATGATGGTTATAAATCAAGCAGCATATAAAAAGTTGAGTGAAGATGAAAAGAAAGAAAACAATTATTTAGTTGTTCCATCAAAAGGTAATATTTATTTTGTATTAAATAAATACAAAACAAGTAAAAAGTATCAAGAATTAGATTTACCGATAGAAGATAAAGATTTGAGAAGGATATTGAGATATTATCTGAAAATGAGTGGTATAGAAAAGGGAGGAATTTTGTTTAAGACATCAACGGGTAAACCATTAACTAGAACTGAATTAAGTAAGGTTCTACTCAAATATTCACAAAAATATATGGGTAAATCAATCAGCACAACTCTATTAAGAAAAATTTATTTATCATCAAAATATGGTGATATGAAAAAGGAGTTAGAGAAAGATAACAAGGTAATGGGTCATAGTAAGGCTGTTGCATTAGATACTTATGTTAAAGAAGCAAAAGAATAATGGGTCAGTTTTAGACCTTAATACAAATATAAGTCTATATGATATGAATTCTCTATGGGTCTATTTTAGGTCATAGGTCAATTTTAGACCCATCACTATTTTAATCTATCATCATCTAAAATATCACGATTTTCTATAATAAATTTAATTACTTTTTCTCTCATTTCTTTATCTTTTTGAGATTTAGTTTTTTTTGCTTTCTTGGGTGGTGCTTCGGGCATATCAACCTTTTTAGGCATTTTTTTAGTTTTTTGTTTAAATGTAGCTACAAGTTTTTTATTCTTATGATCTAACTTGTAACCAGCCTTTTCTATTTCAGATATTAATTGGTCTCTTGTTTTACCTTTTGGGTCTATACCCATAGTTTCATCATATTTTTTAATTAATCTTTTTAACTCGGGCATTTTCATTTCACCTTCGGGAATTTTCATTTTAGGAGGCATTCTTATAAGTCTATTAGATAAAAAAAAAATATCATTTAAATTATAATAAAATGTTAGTTGATAAATCTCACTCAAAGAAGGATATTGTGAATTTGTTTAAAAAACACGGAGTAACAATAGATGATAAATTGAGTAAAGGAAATATAGTCAAGAATATAGAATCATATATTGATGATTTTGTTTACAATAGTAAGATTAATAATGTTAGTGAATTAAAAGATTATCTTAAAAATAGTTCACCAAAACAGAGACCAAATACACAACAAAAAAGTGAAATAATGTTTAAGGCTAAAAGAATAATAAAATGGGCAAAAAATGATTATATTTTTGATGGGGCAACATATACAAATTGTGAAGAACCTTATAATGATATTATGAGTATTTATATGTGGGGTGATTTACCAAGTGTTCGTCGAGCTTGTAGAATGTATAACAATAGTATTTATTGCAAAAATCATATAAATCCAGTAATTACTGCAGAAGTAGAGGAAGAATTAAACAATAATAAATTTATTAAACAACAAATAATGTATCAACTAACAATTACAAGAGCTACTAAAGAAAATCCAATAATACTCAATTTTGATTGATGGGTCAATTTTAGACCTTAGACCCAAAATGGGTCTATATGTAATCAATTCTCTATAGGTCTATTTTAGGTCAAGGGTCAATTTTAGACCCATAATGCGTTTTAATCAAAATTATTTTCTATGTTATAAGTATAAAGATGGATTATAAGAAATTAAACAAAGATTTAAAGTTTGGATTCTTAAGTGAAGAACAATCACACGAATATCTAGAAAGTGTATTTGGTAAATTAATGAAATCAAAGCTTAATCCCGAGATGGGTGAATATTATGAGTTTGATAAATATAATGATAATTATTTTATTGAGATGAAAACAAGAAGAATAAAACATAATCAATATTGCAGTTTATTCTTTGGTGAAAATAAATTAAAGAAGGGTGATGAAATTTTAAAGAAATGTCCTCATTTAAGAATTTTTTATTTGTGGAAATGTAATGATGGTATTTTTGGCTGGGAACATAGAAGTAGTGAATTTGAGATATGTAAACGAGGGCGATGGGATAGAGGAAAACAAGAGATAGATGATTGTGTTGATATAAAACAAAAATTTATCAAGCCATTAAAAAATCTTTTAGATGATAAAGATGGTGGAGAAAGTTAAAATAACTTATAAAGGACAAACTAAAAATGTTCCTAAAACATATGTAGAAGGTTTAAAAGGTGCCGATAGAAGGAAACAAATTAAAAGTATATTTGAGGGAACATTTAGACCTAAAACAAAAGTAGAACCTAAAAAATCGAGTTGGACAGTTAAATTTAATAAAAAGTATGGAAAA